CCCCTCTTTTTCGCCACTGTTACAAAACCCTGTTACATTTAAGTTACAGCAGTTTCACTCAATATCCCGTTTTCCTTGCTTATTACTATAACGCCTGTTACCCTAGTGTTACCATTTAATGCGAGGTATGCACTATGAACCAAGAAATATATAAACAACTCCGAACAATCCTAGCCAGCTATGATTACAGCACGCCGGACGGTTTACGCTCCTTATATAAGTATGCGAAACACGCCGGGCTGAAACAATTTAAGTTTGTGGCATTTGTGGATCATGCGCGCAATATGGGCGTGGTTAGTAAAGTAATTAAGATCGACGGCGCGACTAAACGCGTGCTTAATTACTATCCAATGACAGATAAATACCTTAAAAAAGTGTTTCCAGAAATAGAAACTTGCCCGAATTGTAAGGGGTTAGGCGTGGTTAAAATACAACTTGGCAATACTTTTTATTGACACAATTAAAAGCGTATGCTATTCTGTATTCAGGTTAGCAAGGAACGCAACCAAACAGCAATAATCGCGAACTGTTCGAAACAAGCACCGATTACCATTTAACAATATAACGATAATGTTGCCACACTTGTCCGAGAGCGTAAAAAACTCAGCGGCCAAATGCGACACTTGCAAGGCAAGGCAAACCGATACGCTGTAACAATAACGTACCGGACAGGCGCGGCAACATTATCACATAGAAAAGGTGAAAAAATCTATGATAGTAAACGATTTAGAAAAAGAGCTTATGAAGCTCGCCCAAGACGCTCGCGATCTTGGCTATAAAGTAACGACACCAACATTATTTGTTGATTCAGTTTATGGCAACAAATTGGCCTATTATCAACACGGCTCAAACAAAATTGTTATACATGACGATTTTGTAGCAAATGGCGATCCGGCCGAAATTGAGAATACTCTTATACATGAGTTAGCTCACGCAGTCGCAGAACAGAACAACACCGAAACCAAGAAAAACGGCGCACCTAAGCGCGTATGGCATGGTGAGGCTTGGAAGCTTATCAATACACAATTGGGCGGCAACGCGGAGCGTTACCACCAAGGCGGCTACCAGAAACCAGCGCCAGTTAAAAAGACCATGAGCGAATTGTTTGCGATCCAGCCAACGAAACCGGCTGAAACTTGGGAGCGCGGCACATTTAACCAATGGCTTACTCGCGGCTATCACGTTATGAAAGGCCAAAAAGGCAATTTTCAAGTATGGGAGTTTGTCGGCGAAGAGTACGAAACCGAAAAAGACGGCAAAACCTCAAACTGGGGACGCGCCAGCGCTGTATATTTTGACAATAATCAAGTTGAGGCTAACAAGCCAAAGGAAACAAAATAATGTCGAAAAATATAATCTTAATAATTGGGGTAGCAATCGGGCTGCTCCTCCCCTACGCGGTGGATTTTGCGCTGTTCAATGATGCAACGCCGGTAAACATAACCACCAATTACGAAGACGGAAGCTTTAAGGGTTGTATGGCCGGAGGTATTTGCAATGAATAAAATCATAATTGACCAGAGCGAAAGCAATCACGCAATCGCGACCATTTACGCAACAGTATTTGATAACGGCTTAGTCGATGTACGTCGAAGCGTACGCCAGAAGCTCGAACCGCTACCCGGCCGAAGCACCGACGAAACCGATATGCCAGATAATCGCTTAACAATTCAACAGCACAAGTTTTTACTAGCTCAAGCGGCTTATAATTGGCTATGCTCATATTGCATGGAAGAATTGACCGGCACCGATCCGGATATGGACTGGCCAGCCTTTAAGCCCGGCACTTGTGAATTATGCAAGCGGTCGGTGGTATTATTTACTACTCAAGAATAATAATTGACCTGTGGCCGGAAGTCATAAAAAGACGGCTCACCAAATAAATTAAATAACCCGAAAGGGTGGGAAGAGCAATAAAATGCCAAACAAATCAACAACTAACAAGGCCGAAGTACCAGCTAAGAGTTATAACAAAACTCGCGGCGAACATTTCAAAGATCTAGTGATCGTTGCGCTTGTCGTAGCAATCGGAGCGTTTATTGGCGGTATGCAATTTAGCAACCGGCAGCAAACCGAAGTTAAGAACGCCGTTAGTGCCGTACAAGTTGCCGCGCCAGCCGTAGCAACCACACCAGCGCCAGCGTCAAAATAGAGGCGGTGGCACCGACGACTGACCCGGTGCCAGTAAACCTACCGCCAACCACACCGGTTACAATGCCAAAAGCGCCAAGCGATTGTAGCGCAGTCAATGCCTATAATTGGGATAAGCGAATAGCATATGCGATTTGTATGGCGGAAAGTGGTGGCATAGCTCACAAGGATAATGCCGGGCTTAATCGCGATGGTTCGGTAGACTATGGCTTAATGCAGATCAACAGCATACACGCTGATATGGTCGGCGGTAATCTTGAATTATTGCGCGACCCGGCCACAAACATCAAAATAGCGTACTCGCTATCTCGCGGTGGTACCAACTGGACACCATGGAGCGCGTACAATAACGGAAAGTATCTAAAATTCCTATGACAGCACACGACAAAGGCATAGCACGAAAACCAATGCGCCAACAATTACGCGGCGATCATCGAAAAATCAAAACAGCCAAAATCAACAGGCGTACAAAATGAGAGTTTTGAGGGGTGTTTTTACCAGCTTATCAATAATTGGTTGGCTGATATTAACAAGTTTACTAATCGACACTATATTATTTAATGGCCACGGACTAGTGAGGTTTATCAATGAACTTATACAACTATCAGAATGACTACTTGGCACGCTTGCCAGCTAGTTGTGTCATGGCCGCCGATCTTGGCACCGGCAAAACTCTTATGAGCCTTGCACATTGGGAGCGCCAAAACTCCGGCCACAAATTATTGATTGTTGCGCCAGCTAGTAAAATACGCACCGGCGACTGGGAACAAGAGGCCAAGCGTTGGTTTGGTCTTGCTATGCCGGATATCACTTACATCAGTTACGAGAGTTTGCGCTTAATGGATAAAAACACCAAGCAGCCGCGTTGGTGGCAATTTACCGCCGCGCGTAATGGTGGCACCGTTTACGATGTGATCGCCGATGAGTGCCACGCGCTTAAAAATCCGCAGAGCAAGCAGAGCCGCGCAGTTTATGAAATTAAATTAAGCGGTGGCCTGTTTATCGGTTTAAGCGGCACGCCTATGGCAAACGGTTGGATAGACTTCGCCGGTTACTCAAAATTATTTGGTTTCACTAAAGGCATAACCGAGTTTAATACTAAATATGTCCGTATCGATCGCAATGCCGGTTTTCCTCGTATTGTTGGCTATAATGATATCCCACGATTAGAAATGCAATTTAAGCGTATCGCATTTAAGTTATCACGCGAGCAAGCGGCAGAGTTGCCCGATCGCCAGCTTATGGGTGTAAATATCCACCTGAATGAAAAAGCCAGCAAATTATATACCACTTGCAAAGTTACTCGCATAGATCCACGCAGCCAAGAGTTGCTAGACAATAGCAGCCGTTTACTAAGCGTTTTACGACAGAGCACCACAGACGGACGGCTCGATAATTTAGTATCGATCGTTGGCGACACCAGCAACAATATAGTGGTGTTTTACAATTTCGTGTCCGAGCGCCAAGCAATACTTAAAGCGCTCGAAAAGTCCGGCAAAAATATATTGCGCTACGACGGCGACAAGCACGACAAATTGCCAGCCAGCGACGCGCAGTTACAAAATACCGTGCTAGTGGCACACTATAAAAGCGCCAGCACCGGCCTAAACTTACAATGGGCAAATGTTACAATTTACTTTTCACCGACTTACAGCTACCAAGAATTTGAGCAGTCGATCGGCCGCACACACCGCAACGGCCAAACTAAAAAGTGTCTGTATTATTTATTTAATGTTAAGAGTACAGTTGATAAGAATATTTGGGATTGTTTGCGCGACAAGCGCGACTTTAGCGAAAAATTATGGAGGGCAGAATAATGAGCACCTTTTGGATTGATGATTTGCAAAAACTTAGTGAATTACTAACTGAATTGAATAGTCGCATGGGCATAAAAGTTGGTAATGATTATTTTACCGAAGAAAGCGCTACTGTTAATTTAGATTTTAATCGCAAGGATAGTAACTGGGCGGTTATGGTTATATCGGCAGAAAAAAGCGCTGAAACAAATGGATCTAGCTGGACTCAACGAGTAACTTTAGAGTGGAATATGGATTACCAAACTGTTGATGAAGTTGTTTATGATCTTCAAATATTGCTAGGTATTAAATAATGGCACGCGTCGAAGAGTTTTACGAGCTTGCCGGTGTTGTTCACGATCACAATTATTGTTGCCCACTATGCACAATAATTAAGCAGCAGGACAATGAATAGTTGCAATCATAACTACTTTTATTTATTTGCCAAGCACCCGATGTGCTTGCATAAATTGTTTGCCGGTGGTTATGTTAAAGCAATCAGTCGTGAAATTACACGCGACGGAGCAGAGTTTTTTATTTGGCGTGATGAACTAACTAAGCAGAAAAAAGGGAGGTATGCCGGTAAATATAAATTGTTTGGTAGCCGATCGCGACTATCGAACCGAGAGCAAATATTGTGCGCGATTGAATTAGCAGAGAAATATAATATACAGAGAGTGAGGCTGTGATGGCAAAAGTACAAATTGAGGTGAAACACCCTCGCAATGGCAAAATCATAATGTATAAATATACTCTTGGTAATGTTTCTAGCGACGGCCGCGAAGAACTTAAAACTAGCGACGTTTCAGACGGCTATCATAGTTTCGCCGAACTATACCAATATCGCATGTTGCTACAAGCTATGCTGTTTAACCAGTGGGCGCAGCAAGATAAGTGGCAGCGCGAAGAGCCAACACCGGATCCGTTGCAAATGTTTAACGTGCATAAATCAACGCGCCACCATGACGGCGAATTTTGTTTTGATAGTGGTGGTGAATGGTTCATTGTTATGGCGGCGTTGCCGGGCATCGGTCAAATTAGCAACCACTACCACGCTGACTATTGGGATCTGTTCGATATACCGGAGCAAGAATTTGCCGACGAGTACGACGGCCACACACCACAAGAGGCCGCCGGTCGAATGGAGGCATATATAAAAAAGTCTATTGACGAAGTTTAATTTGTTTGATATTATAAATATGTTAAGCAAATGGAACGCTAAACAAGTAAGAGGGGGTACGATGTCTAAAAAAATCGAAGTTAAATACGTTCCAAGTATTTACAAAATTAAAGTTCGAAAGTAGTCATAATAATGACTACAAAGCAGAGTAACGCATTAGCGAAAAATCCAAATACTAAAAAGGCTATTGCTGTATTGCAAAAATTTGCAGCTAAAGAGGCAGAGTTTAAGGCGCTCGAAAAAGAGAGCAAAGCCGCAGCCGAACTTATTAAGCAAGCGATGATCGAGCAAGGTATTACTAAAATCGATATTGACTTGCCAACTGTTACCGGCTATATCACACTTGCCGAGCGTACCACTTATGCCGCTGACGATATCGAACAAGTGCCCGAAGAGTTTTTAAAGCCAGCATTAGATGGCGACAAACTCAAAGCGCACATGACTTTAAATGACGGTAAATTGCCAGCCGGTGTTAGTAAAAAAGTTAGCCAATTTATTACCAAAAAATTTAAGGCTGTCGAATAATGAACCGCGTTGGCAAAATATCAATAATAATACTGGTAGTTACTTTTGTAACTATCATAAGTTTAGGAGTTTACGGCCTTATGGGTACAAACAGCGAATACACACTAAAACCATATACCGGCGTTGGATCCGGCGTATTAAAGCACGGCACGATTGTTAAAGTTGTCGATGAGCAACCAGTAGTTGTTGGCCACTTCGATGATGATAGCGGTAAAGACTACCCCGGCACAGTTCAGATTGAAGAGGCAAAATGACCACTAATAAGACTATAGCCGAGATACTGTTGGAAAAATTTTACGTCTATAGGAATTCGGAGTCTGGGCAATACCACAATGGTCGCCAAGAAGATGGAGTTGTGCCTTTTACAGAAGCCACCCAAGCCATAACCCAAGCTATGTTAGATATAGTTGGAGAAGATGATGTTTACCCAATACCAAACTATTCAACACATAAAATTTCCCACAGAAATGAACTCCGAGCAGAAATCAGAACAGCTATAAAGAAAATGGGAGGCGAGAAGTGAGTGTTCACTTCATGTCTCAAAAGATGGACTGGAAAACACCTAAAGCCGTGTATCAGATCTTAGATGCGGAGTTTAGGTTTAACCACGATCCTTGTCCACCAGATTACAAAGTAGACGGACTCACTAGCGATTGGGGTCAGTCTAACTATGTGAACCCACCATACGGACGAGAATTACCTAAGTGGATTGCTAAAGGCTACGAGGAGTGGCAAAAAGGCAAAACAGTCGTGTTTCTTATACCGAGCCGAACCGATACGAGATGGTGGCACGACTACTGTATGAAAGCTACGGAGATACGTTTTATTAAAGGGAGATTAAAGTTTAACGACCAAGAAAACTCTGCACCATTTCCAAGTGCAATAATTGTTTTCGCCCAACCCATAGCTATTAAGAAAAGAGGAGGTGAAAAATAATGGCGCGACTAATATTTGTGCTCGGTAATCCCGGCACCGGCAAAAGCAGCAGCTTACGCAGTTTGAAAAAAGCTGATGTTGCATATATCACGATAACCGGCAAAGAGCTACCATTCAAAACCGATATAGTGCCAAAAACAGTTAAACAAATGACTGACGTGCGCGGCATGGTGGTGGCCAGTAAAAAGCCAATCGTAGTAATCGACGATGTAAACTATTTGTTTACTCGCGAAGTGTTTAGCGATCATGGTAAGAAAAATCCGTTTGAGGTGTATGATGCTTTATCGAAAGAATTTTTCAATATCATTATGGCGATCCAAAATAAAGAAACTGACCAAAACTTTTATTTGATGGGGCACCTTGAGGATCCCGATAGTAGTATGCGAGCGCTTAAAACGCTTGGCCAAGCTACTCGCAAAAACAATAACCCGGAGGGCTGGACTAATATAGTGCTAGAGTCTGTGGTTGATATGGACGAGTTTGTTTTCAAAGCTAAGACTGATGGCACCGGTGTCAAGTCGCCAATCGATATGTTTGGTACCGAGGCCGTGCCGAATGATCTTAAAGTTGTGAACGATCAAATTAACGCTTACTATACAGGAGGCAAATAATGAAACACGGTTTCGCTAAAAGTTCGACTTATTCTAGTTGGAGTAATGTGGTGCAGCGTTGTAATAATATAACGACTACGGTCGAGAAAAGAGGATAGTATTTTGGGAATGTTTGATGAAGTAATTGATAACGCTGGCGAGGCATTTAAGGGTGGCAAAGGTTTCGAACATGGCACTCACGATGTACTAATTATGGAGGCCAAGGCAGTCGAGAAAAAGACGCAAGCCGATCCAAAAGCCGCTGTTATTGAAGTAATTGTTGCCGCCGCCGAAGATAACGATAAACTCGCAACTTGCACATTATATTTTCACACCGAGGGTGGCGCTAAAATGTCCGTCGGTAAGGTGTTGGGCTTGCTAGTCCACAAAGTCGGTGAAGAGAAAAAAGACAAAGTGCGTGAACTTGGCAAAAAGTTATTTGCTGCAATCGACGACGCTACCGAGGCACGCGATGTCGCCGTAAAGCTCATCAATGATAAACTGATCGGTGAAAAAGCATTTTTAGTCGCTGAACCACGCGGTAAATACAAAACTACCAGTTATGGCGATATTTGGCACTACCCGGCCGAGCCTGAAACCGAGGCAGACGATGCCGTTGCCGCTACTGGCGGTACTGATATCACGAATACCAAAGAGGCCGAGGCTATCCCCGACTTTAACGACGACGACGATATTTAATCATGGCAGACAAGGTTAAACGACCAAGGCGCACTACACAAGCCGGGTTTGTGGGTGTGAACCTTGCAAAAAGCGGTGATATGACTTTATATAATCGATTATTGGAAGAAGTTAAAACCGATCCCGAACTCGACCAAAGTAAAGTTGTACGGCTCGCGCTCAAAGAATACTTCGACAAGCGCGACTCAAAATAACAGATTAGGCGGTAGCCAATAGCGTTACCGCCTTTTCAAAACCGCTATATATAGCGTGATGCAAAAACATTAGCGGAGGGGTAAACTAAAGGGTACACTAATGACGAAAAAAGAAGACAGCATAAGCATTAAGCCGGAGGGTACCGAGCTATCAACTAACGAAGAGAAAATGTCGATCAAAGAGTTTCAAGCTCGCGAGATCGACAAAAAGTTCCGGATAGTTAGGTTTCGTGGAGCAGTATTATATCGCGCCGATGAGGGCTGGGAGCCACTATCGCACGATGAATTTGCTCGCATTTGTTATAAAGTACACGGCGCTAAAATACGTCAAACGCAAATTAAAGACTTGCAACATTTATTTTTTACAAGCTCGCCTGATCTAACTAAATACGCGCATTTTATTGCGATGCCTGATAGTCGTGTTTGGGATATGAAAAGCCTAAAGTTTACCGACGCTATTGCACCGGAAGATTGCATTTATGCTACCGCTGTAAATCCCGGTACTGGTAAATCACATCGCAAATGGCTACAAGAGATTGCAATAGGCGACAAAGCGCTCGCTGACGATATAGTTAAAGCGCTCGCGCCGATATTTATGGCTAAAAAACCATTTGGTGTATTTTGGTTTCTTGGTAATGGTGCCAATGGTAAATCAACTGCGCTCAAGTCGCTATACGCTATATTTGGATCCGAGGCACCATATTCGCATAACCGTTGGTTTAGCCAACTTACCGTAAAGCAAATTGAAGATGAGCGCGACACGCCAATGATTAACGGCAAGCTCGGTAACATTTGTTTAGAGTCGAACGACGGACACGTTAAAGACACCGGCGGCTATAAAAACTTAGCCGAGCACTCAACATTTAGCGTGCATAAGTTTAATAGTCAAGATGGCAGTATGGTAGATGGCAACGTGCATACTATTTTCAATGCAAACAACATTCCGACTTTTGCCGATAAAACGCAAGGCGTGCGCCGCCGCACGTTTACCATTCCGTTTAAGGCCAGTTTCGAGCAAGATAGCACATTCGATGAAAAATTGTTTGGTGCTAAAAACTTTTTACCGGACTTGCTCGGTGAATTATTAGAAACTACTGTAAAAATTAAAAAAGCTGGTTATGGTTATGAGTTTAGCGAGCAAACACTAGCCGCCAAGCAAGAGTATGACGAAGAAGTAAATACCGCCGAAACTTATTTTGAAGAATTAGTTGCCACTGATATTTGGGGCTTTACCAACTTTAAGCAACTTACTGACGATTACCAACGTTGGTGCGACGAGCGAAGTTATACCCCCCTTGGCAAAAAAGCTGTGTCCTACGCTGCTAAAATTGCCGGGTTCGATCGAGAGTCGTTTAAGCTAGACGGCAAACTAATCACACGCTATGTTTGTAATAGTTGGGATCCGCAAGAATTAGACGAGTTGACGCAACGGTGGGGTATGTTCCAAAAGAACGATAGCAAAGTTGAATTGTCGGTGCGCGAAGATACTGTTGATAAAACTTACCAAGAAATGATGAAGTTACTATAATATGAAAATACTAGAATTATTTAGTGGCTTCGGGGATATTAGTAAAGCGTTCGCGACTGCTGGCCACGAAATATATCGCGTTGATTGGTCGGAAAAGTTAGAAGCGGAGTTGCACGCCGATATTAGTAAACTAACCGCTAATGATATTATTGAACTTTGTGGTGGCTTGCCTGATGTTATTTGGGCTTCACCTGATTGCACGACGTATTCAATTGCCACGCATCGACACCGCACTCTGGGCGAAGGACTGTTGCCAAAAACTCAATACGCTTGGCAATGTGATATGACTAATGTG